GCACGCTGGACGGGCTGACGGTGGCCGGCACGGAGAAGAACGACCGTGTTGCTGCTCAGGCGCAGATCCAGGCGGCATTGGCTACTGCCAAAGCGACCGGCATTTTGCCGAAAGCTGACGACCTGAAAAACGCGTTGTCAGTGATCGGCAAGGATTCGACCGGCTTGTTTGGTAGCCAGGAAGACTACCTGCGCGACTTCTACGCCACCAAGAACGGAATCACTGATCTGGCGGCCATCACCGACAAATCCCTGTCGGCGGAAGAGCGCAGCCTGAAAGCACTCGAAGATCAAGTCACGCAGTACGACAAGATGCTTGAGCGCGAGCAGGAGCAGATCGACGTCTTGAAGGGCATCAGCACTATCGGGCTGTCGATCGAGCAGGCCATCCAGGCGCTGCACGGTGCGATGGGTGCGGCGGGTGCGAACCCGTACAACTCAGCAACCAGCCAGATCAGCGATGCCTACAAGTCCAATCTCGGCCGTGCGCCGGATGCGGCAGGGCTGAGCTATTGGCAGGACCGGGCCGCTGGCGGAATCTCGACCGAGGCCATCATCGGATCGATCAAGGGTTCACCCGAGGCGCAGATCCAGGCGCTCTACAAGGACGTTTTCGGCCGCCCGGCTGACGCGGCCGGGCTGAGCTACTGGATCGACCAGATCAAGGGCGGCATCAGCCTGGGCTCGATCCGAGCAACGTTCGAGGAAAGCGCCGAGAAAAAGCTGCGCGGGTTTGCCGTCGGCACGAACTATGTGCCCGTCGACATGCCAGCGAAGATTCACGAGGGCGAGCGAATCATCCCCGCGGCTGACAACCGTGAGCTGATGCGGCGCCTGGCCAGCCCAGGCGAGAACAGCGCCGTGCTGCTCGCAGCCGTCGAGCGCCTGACCGAGGAGAACCGGGGCATGCGCAAGGATCTGAACGACGCGCTGTATGCGATCGCGAAGAACACGATGGACACGGCCAGCTCGCTGGATGACGCACTCAACGGCGAAAAGCCACTGGCGACGAAGATCGTAAAAGAGGAGGTAGTACAGTGATCATCGTTGATCCAGTAGTGCTGGGGGATGTGCCGTTCACGCGGGCATCCCCCAAGTGGGTGTACGACCGGACTGGGAGGTATGTCCAAGTGCCGGCCAACACGGTTGGCGTGACGTACGATCCCGCCGACCTGAGCAAAGCGCCGTGGGCGCTGCTCGAGCCGGCGGCGGCGCAATTGCTGCGCTATACCGAGGATCTGGACAACGCCAGCGTCTGGTTCGGCTCGGCGCGCGTCGTCACTGCCAATATCGCGGCGGCCCCCACCGGCACCATGGCAGCAGACCGCATCACGGCCACAGCTGATCCCGGGTTTCATTATTTAGATCAAGAGGTGCTTGCGCCCGCGACGCCGTACGTGAATGGCGATAAATACACATTCAGTGTGTTTGCACGAGCGGAGGCATTCAATCGTATTCGCATGGACCTTTACTACGCGATCGGCGGGACTGGCGGCTTTGCTGTCGCGTTCAATCTTGCCACGGGTGTAATTGATGGGCCGCCCGAGCACATAGCGGCAACGGGAGCAAAAATCCAGGCACTCCCGGGAGGTTGGTATCGCTGTTCAATTGTCGGGGTTGTGGATAAAGCCGCAGAATGGCCGTCGAAGTTACTTTGCCGTGTGATCCTGTTAGACCTGGCTGGAAACGGATCGTACGTGGGTGTCAATTCACCTGGCGTTATTCTTTTCGGCCCAAATTTGACACCTGGATCCAATCTCAGTTCCTACATTCACAGTGGGGCCACGCCGGCCACCCGCGCTGCGGACGTGGTGGGCGCCGGCGCTGGCCTGGTGTATTCAAATGTGCCGATGGTCGAGCCGCCCTACAACGTGGCCACGACCTACGCGAAGGATGCAGCGGTCTACGACCCGGCGACAAAGATCGTCTACTGGTCGATGGTCGCGGGCAATGTCGGCAAGGCGCTGAGCGACCCGGCGTTCTGGAACAAGCGCACAGCGATCAACCGCTGGGCGATGTTCGACGACCGCAACAGTACGCAGACCAGCAACCCGGAAGAGATCGTGTCCGTGTTCTCGGCGCAGGCAATCACGCAAGGCCTGTTCGCCGGCGCCATGGATGCGAGCGAGGTGCGCGTTTCGATGACGCACCCGACGCGCGGCCTGGTCTTCAGCGAGACGAAAAGCCTGGTGCTGCCGCGCTCTGGCAGCAGCTTCTTCGGCTGGTGCTTCAACCGGCTGCGGCTGCGCACCTGGTTCCTAACCCTGAAGTTGCCGGTGTTCGCAAATGCCCTGGTCACTGTCACGATCAAGAAGCCGGGCGGCGTGCCCAAGTGCGGCATGTGCCTACTGGGCCCGACGGTTGATGTCGGCCTGTCGCTGATGGGCCTGTCCACGGAGCTGAAGGATTACTCGACCACCACGTTCTTCACGGACGGTTCCAGCTCGACCGTGCCGCGTGGGTTCTCCAAGAAGATGAGCGTTGACCTGCTGATTGATAGCGACCGCGTCGAAACGATCGAGGACGACCTGATCAAGCGCCGGCAGAAGACGCTGGTGTTCCTGGGCTCGACCATGCGCGGAGACACGATGCTGGTCGGCCGATTCAGCAGCCTGCGCAAGGTGATCGACTCGTTCCCGCGCTCGAAGATGGCTCTACAAATTGATGGAGTATTGTCCCAATGACCCAGATCACAGCACTGAGCGATCCCGCGCAAATGCCGAACCAGCTGGATGACCAGGCCACGTTCGACGCAAAGATGGCCGGCTTCATCGACAACATGCCGGAGCGCGCGCGGCAGGAGAACGCGCTGGCTGGCGAACTGAACGACCTCGCTGGCGGCGTCACCACGAATGCGGCCGCAGCCGCCGCTGCCGCGCAAAGTGCTGAGGCCGCCAAGATTGCGGCGCTCGCCGGATCCGGCGCGCAGGCGTGGGTGAGCGGCACGACGTACGCTAAAAACAGCGTGGCCATCAGCCAGGTGAACTTCCAGCCATACCGCCGTCAGGTGGCCGGCGCCGGCACGGTCGACCCAGCCAACGATACTGCAGGCCAGTGGATGCCGCTGTTTGGCACCGGGTCGTTCACGCCGCGCGCTGCTGCGTCCGCAACATTCGACCTGTCGACCACCAACTTCTTCACGCGGGCGATGTCAGCGAGCGAGACGTGGGTGTTCGCGAACTGCCCGACCAACGGCTTCAGCTTCGGCATCGAACTGACCTACACGGGCGGCACGCTGACGCTGCCGAGCACGGTCAAGACCGTCAACAACGTGGTCTATTCGTTCGTGGCCGGCAAAACCTACCTGCTGCTTTTCGTCACGACGAACAAGGGCGCCACTCGCTGGCGCATGGTGGCCACCGAGCCCTACGACAACTGAGCCGATATGGACGATACCATTTTCAGGATTATGTTCGGAGCGATCCAGAGCCGGCCCGGGCAAGTGCAGTGGACAACTCCAGGCACCTATTCCTGGGTCGTGCCGGACGGCGTCTATTCGATCAGCGCATTGTGCGTGGGCGCTGGCGGCGGGGCTCGCAGGTACGACTCTTCGGTCGGCGGCGCCGGCGGCGGCGGCGGCGGTCTGCGGTACGCGAAGAAGATCCCTGTTACGCCTGGTGAAACTTTGACCATTACCGTCGGTGCTGGCGTTACCGGTGGAAACGGCGGCGTCACAACCATCAGTCGTGGATCTACGATTCTGCTCCAGGCGACTGGTGGCGTGGCAGGTTGGAACTTCGCGGGGGCGGGCGGTGATGGGTCAACTCTTGATTCGAACATCGGCGGCGGCAACGGCGGCAGCGGTGGCGCGAAGGGGGCGAGCCAAGTCGAAGGCGGCGGTGGTGGCGGAGCTGGCGGCTATTCAGGCGATGGCGGCAGAGCATACACCCCGAGCGAGCCAGGAGCTGGCGGCGGTGGCGGGGCTGGTGGTCGAGGGACGAATTCACAAGCTGGCGGTGCTGGTGGTGGCGTTGGCATCCTCGGCGAGGGCGCAAGTGGCGCTGCTGGGGTCAATGGGCCACCTCCGACTGCGGGAGGACCGGGCTCGGGTGGCATTGCGGGAGCCACTCAGACTGACCCCGGACTGTACGGTGGTGGTGCGCCAGGCCGCGGCGCAAGCACGACGTCAACACCAGGCGCTGGCGGCGCTTGCCGAATCATCTGGGGCTCTGGCCGGGCCTACCCATCGACAAACACGCAGGACTTATAAAGGATTCGCATGTATTACCAGCCATCCACCAATCAAGTATTCAGCCTGCACGGCGAGATCCGCAGCGCGCTGTGGGCATCGGCAAGCGTCATCTTCGAGAGCGTGATCACCGACGCTGCACTGGCCGAGGCCGGTGTGTTCCCGCTGCGCAACGACCGCCCGATTGCGCAGCACGGCGAGATCGTCGAGCTGGGTGCCATCGATCAGGTCGACGATGCATGGGTCCAGCAATGGACGGTGCGCGCGGCCACGCCCGATGAGCAAGCGGCGATCGACGAAGGCGACAAGGTGCCAGTGCCACACGAGGTGAGCATGCGGCAAGCCCGCCTGTCCCTGCTGGCGCGCGGCGTGCTGGGCCAGGTCGACGCCGCTATCGAATCGCTGCCGAGTCCTGATCGCGAGGCCGCACGCATCGAGTGGGACTATTCGAGCGTCGTTGCCCGCAACAGCCCGCTTGTCGTCATGATGGGCGCAGCGCTGGGCCTGGACGACGACGCGCTCGACGAACTTTTTATCACCGCTGCACGGCTGTAATCCTCGCGGCCCACCCGGGCCCAGTCACAAACCGCAAGACACAGCCCGCCTCGGTGGGTTTTTTTACGCCCATCGAAAGGCAGCAATGAGCATCAGCAAGTTCACCCCACCGGAAGTTGGCAGTTACGCCGGCGCCCTGGTAACGGTCGCTACCTCTCTCACCCTGACTGAGTTCGGAGTGATCGTTGGCATTGCCACTGCGCTCCTCACGTTTGTACTGAACGCCTGGTACACGCACCAGCGCAACAATCGCGAGCATCTTTTGGCCGAGCTGGACCGGCGCGAACGGGAGGTGCGCCTGCAGCAGCTGCAGGCCCAGCTGCTGGCCCCACTGGCGAAACCGTAACCCGCATCACATCCAGCGCCGGCGCCGCCGGCGCGCATCCCAAAGGACAGATCGTGAAATTCATCGAAGACGCACGCGCGCAATTCCCCAAACTCTGGTCGGTACGCTTCGCGCTGCTGGCCGCCATTGCCTCGGCCGTCGAGGCCGGCATGCACCTGTACGCCAGCGGCACCGCGCCGATCCTGGTTGTGGCCGCTGGCCTGACCTCGCTCGGCGCTGCGCTCGCGCGCGTGGTGGCGCAACCGTCGGTGACCGGCAATGGTTAAGGGAGCACCAACCCAGCGGCGCGGCCTGGTCGCACTCGTCGGCGCCGCGGCAGCGACCGCACTGTTCACCTTCACGCCGCCGTTTGAAGGCACCAAGTACATCACCTATCGCGATATGGCCGGCGTGCTCACGTACTGCACGGGCGCGACCGAGAACGCGGCCTGGGGCAAGACGTACACGCCCGCGCAGTGCCGCACCCAGCTCGATCGCGACCTCGAGCGGCACGCCGCCGGCATCGCCACGTGCATCCCGCTCGCGCGCCTCACCGATGGCCAGAAGGTGGCCTTCGTCGACGTCGCCTACAACATCGGTGTGAGCGGCTTCTGCGGATCGAGCATGGCGCGGCGCACGAACGCGGGCGACATGATCGGCGCCTGCAATGCGCTGATGGCCTGGAACAAGATCACTGTCCTACGGCCGGTCGTCGGACAGGATGGCAAGCCGGTCAAGGATGCAAGCGGCAAGGTCGTGATGCGCAAGGTGCTTGAGGAAGTGCGCGGCCTCACGCGCCGGCGCCAGGCTGAGCGCGAGCTGTGCCTGAAGGGGCTGTCATGATCCCGGTCCAGTACCGCGCGCTGGCGGCCGGCCTGGGCCTGCTGCTGGCAATGTTGCTGGCCGGCGCCGCCGGCTGGTTCACGAACGGCTGGCGGCGTGACGCCGAGATCGCCGAGCTGCAGCGTGCGCACGCGGAAACCATGCGCAGCCAGTCGGAACTTGCGCTGAGCACGTTGCAGGCCGACGCCACGCGCATTACTAAGGCGGCCACCGAGTTCGCCACCATCCAATCCACCCTGGCGCCGCGCATGTCGGCGCTCACCAAGGAGCTGCGCAATGCGAAACCTCTGCCTGCTGGTTGTGTGCCTGATGCTGACCGCGTGCGCAACCTCGATGCCGCAATCGACGCCGCCAACAAAAGCATCCCTCGATAGCGCGCTGGCCGCGCCGTGTCCGGCAGTCGAGCGTCCGGGTACTGACGACTATGACGCTTGGCAGGCCTGGGCCATCGAGCTGCTGCGCCAGTATGCGCAGTGTGCAGCGCGTCATGCGAAGACGGTCCAGGCCTGGCCGAAATAAGAGTACTGACGCGAGTTGCCATGATATCCTTCACTCAATTTCGGAGGAGACTATGGTAAATATTAGAGAGCGTATTAAGCTGATTCGGGCTCTGCTTTGTGATGGATCTATTCAAGGTGCAACCTACGCTTCTTTAGAGTGCCGTAGCACTATTGAGGCGATGTGCTATGAGCGATTTTTGATTGTGAATAGTCACTTGGCGAGTGCAGATTTAAAAAAGTGGCAACCACGGGATGTTATCAAACAGGTAATCGAAGATGCTAATGCCGAATCTGCTATGCAGCTAAAAATTTCTATAGCAAAGCCTCTAAAAACTATAAACGCAGGTTATGTAGCGCCAGAAGACTTGGAATATGTCGAGCTTGGAATGCAGAGTGAACTGCGATATGTAGCGTTAGGAAGACTGCATAATTCATTGTCAAATGTAGCGCTTCATGTCCAGATTCCGGACTTAGGGAAGCCGTTGAATATTTATGGCGATCTGGAAACGATTCGGCGTAAGGTAGAAGAAACCTTAATTGAACTGGAGCTAGCCGCTACAGGAAATATGCTTATTGGGTCGCGTGAGATGGATTGTAATTTCGACTGCGGATGCGGTTCGCCCATAAAGAGAAAGGCTGCGTTGCTTCGAGAAGGGCAGGTGGTGAGTTGCGCCAACCCCGATTGCAAAGAAAGTTACGTTTTCTCCCTCGAGCGCGGTGAGGCGTGGTTCACTAGAAGGGCGTATATTATTCCTTGTAGCGCATGCGCAGGTGAACTTGACATACCGTTCCGCTTTATTAACAGCCTCAAGCCAGATTCTATTTTGAATGTCGAATGCCACCGCTGCAGCGCGACGACACAATTTCGATGGACTCTCTCAATGACTAAGCCCGCGCTTGAAACAGACAGCGAAAGTCAGCTTAGCGAGACGGTCCCGGCGATCGGTGGATGATCGAGACGGTCAAGGAAGCTCAACCGCGCCGTATCATGCGGCTGCAGCGCGGTTGAGTACTACTAGATTCGGTGGGGTGCTCGGTTCGAGGATGTCAATAAGCTTCTCGCCCAGCACGCGCCACGCGTCGCGCTTCTCATCGGCGTAGTCGTGGTGCAGGTAGTGCCGGCGTACCTTACTGCCGCTGAGCACGTGGTTCTGGCATCGATCGATCGTGTCGAGCGGCACGCCTAGTGCCTGCATCATAGTGGCACCAGTCCGGCGCAAGTCATGCGGCGTCCAGTCTCCACTCTTGCCGCCGGCCAGCACTAGGGTATTGTCGCAGCGCCGGTTCTTCATCGGCTTGCGCGCGCCGCCGTCCTTCGATTTCTTGAACATCGATTGCCGATCGCCGATCTGCTTCGTTATCGATTTGGTGTCGATATGCGAATTTTCATTGGCTGACGGGAAGCACCAGGTCGAATGCCCGGTAACGGCGTGGAGCAGATGGAACTGAGCGAGCGCGAAGGGCGAAAGGTAAATCCGCATGTCGGCCACACTGTCTTTCACGTTCTCCTTCGGGATAAACCATTCTGCGCCGGCCAAGTCGACGTCGTCCCAGCGGGCCTTGCTCAGCTCTCCCACGCGACACAGCGTCGATAGCATGATCCAGATCGCCCGTTGTGTCGGCTTCGCCAGCGGCCGGCGCGCGCGGATCTTGTCGGCCGCGTTCGCGAATTCTTCTTCTCCGAGTTGCAGGAGGTCGCGCAGCTCGGTGATTTCTGCCGGCGACAGCACGCGGTCGCTCTGGTTGTGCATGTCGTAGTCGGGCGACACGACCTTCTCGATCTCGATCAAGTCCATCGGATTGCCGTCGACCATGAGCCTGCGCCACGGCTGGCGCTTCTGAGCCCAGGCGAACATCTGCACCAGGCTGCTATACAGGATGACTGCAGTTCGATTCACGCCGCGGTCAACTTGGGCGCGAAGTGCATCGCGGATTTCGTGTTCGGTGATGACCTTGACGCCGATCGTCCCGATGGTCGGGATCACGTAAGCGCCAAATAGGCGAATGAGCTGCGCATTGCCGTCCTTCCGCCGCACCCCATCCTTGATCCAGGCACCGAACATATCCTTGACGGTAAGCTCGGCTACGCGCGCGACCTCGATCTCGACAAGCTTCGCTGCGACGGCCTGCTGCTGCTCGTGGCGCGCCACTTTCTTGTCGGCGCCTGGATCAATGCCCGCAGCGACCTTCGAACGCGCTGCATCTCGCGCAGTCCGGATCGCCGACAAACTGTCCGCTGGCCAAGTACCGCAGGACTGGTCTTTCGATTTTCCATCGAAGCGGTACCGGTAGTAAAATGAAACGGTGATCCCACCTGCGGCCTTCACCCGCACGCGGCCGAGCAAGCCGCCTTCGTCGCGTACCGTGGTGCCGGCCTGGTCAGGTCGAATTGCCTCGAGTGTTCTTTGTGTAAGCTTGGCCATTTTGGATGCACGGGGTCGGGTTAAAAGATTTTTACCCCTACAATTACCCCTACAGTTTGTCTGGCTCGTATGGTACAGCGTGGGACGACTTGGGACAACGGGTGTTCTCAGTGTCCTGATTTTAAAAGGAAAATTCTGATTCTTGGGATTTCTAGGGATTTCGTGGAACGCTATAGAGATTGCATGGGGTGCACGGGGTCGGAGGTTCGAATCCTCTCGCCCCGACCAATAGATTCAAGTAGTTACGGCGAAAGCCGTAGAGAACAACAGCACCGGGATCAGATGTTCATCTGATCCCGGTGCTGTTTTTTTATGCGCGCAACGCGTGACGATTGCCGATCGAACTTCAAGAAGAATGTGTGGACCTGACCCCACGCGATCAAGCCGCAATGGCTTGCTTTGCCGGGACGTCCACCTGAGGCTGGAAAACCAGGCGCGCGGGTGCGCCCACTGCCGTACTGCCATCCGGCATATCCGTCAGGACGACTGACATGGCACCGATGCGGCAGTTATTGCCAATTTTGACGCCACCCAATATTTGCGCATACGCGCCGATCTCGACGTCATCACCAAGAACAGGCACGGGCCCATCGACATGACGGTTACCGATCGTGACCCCTTGGCGCAGCGTACAATTTG